CGAGAGGTTTTCCTCTCGCTCTATCAGGCGTACGGCATGTCCCCCAGTAGGGGCTATAACCGTGCTCCGCGCAGATGAAAAGCGAATCTGCGGCCTGTCCGACTAAATCGTCGGGTTGGTATCGCTTACCCTTCAGCAGTTCCTCATTGAGGCCAAGACTATGAAAAATGAAATCCTTATCATCAAACACGTTTCTTTTGTTTACTCTCTGTGGCTTGACACCCCAAATGGGCGTAAGGCTTCGGAAGAGAAATGCAGGGCCGTGTTCGAGGATCTCAAGTCTCGAGTCTCTGGTCTTGTCGCCGATATTGCCTCAAGCAAGAATTTTCACCTCTTGCTAAGCGATACTGGCGAACTCTACATTAAACCCAACTATGGATCGAACGAGCTAAATCTACTCGTCGACTCGTACGCGAGTGACACCTGGCACGAAGGTCTAGCGACCCCGGAGTCGGATGCACATGTAGAGGCGCTGGAATAATCAACCAGCATATATGAGGACGGGAAATTAATTCAAGGTACTTATGGGTACGAGAGATTACGACACTGCAATACGCGGTCTGGGCTACCAGGGTTATCCCAACCAGCAAAATCTGGCTGTGAACAACGCTAATGCCCGGAAAGCGTGGCGCAGTAGTAGTCCTCGTACGTTACGCCATAAGCCTACTGGTTGGATTGCTCCTTCCAGTTATTTCCTTGAAGAAGGGTCGTGGCAGTATCCCCGGGGCTCTATCGTGGAGTCGTCAGGATGGAGGTCAGATGGTTATCTTAACATCATCTCTCCGCTGGCGATGTTCCAAGAGGATTGTGCCCAATTGGGCATCCCGGGGAGCTTCCCTGCCAGTCTGGCTAATCGTGCCGTTCAGAACGTGAGGCTCAAAGTGAAGGACCAATCCTTCAATGTGGCCCAAGCGTTTGCTGAACGAGCGCAGACTGCGCAGCTGGTAGGTGGGTCTCTGCGTCGTATAGCGACGGCAGCGATGGACATCCGTAAAGGAAAATTCGAACGCGGCCTTAGCCGCCTCGGTTTCCGCTCGGCTGACGCCGCTGTGAAAACGTTGCCTGACGCAGTTCTCGCCTTCCAATATGGTGTTCGACCGTTGGCCCAAGATATTTATGGTGCCTGCGACGCCCTTGATAAGGCGGATCGTGGTGTATGGATTAACACCGCTCGGTCGAAGGTTCAGGAAGTGTACAGCCTCTCGCGACTTCGAGGTAATCCGAGTACGACTGGCTATGCCAGTGCGTTCGGCGAAGTCATGTTTGGGGCCTTTGCTCGCCTGGACACAGTACCAGGGAACCAAGCTCTAGCGAGCGCGGCTTCTCTGGGCCTTACTAACCCTGCATACCTTGCTTGGGAACTCGTTCCCTTCAGCTTCGTTGTCGATTGGGCGTATCCGCTGGGAGATTACTTTTCCCAGTTTGATGCGCTCGCTGGCGTCGAAGTCAAAGGTTACTCACTCTCGACCATAACAAGGGCGAAAGTGCGATATCAGGGACGCAATAACCCCGGGTTCCAGAATACCGTAAACTGGGATAGTTTTTATCGCAGAGTGCGTCTGGACCGGACTGCGTCAATGACGGTTCCGTTTGCGAGACTGCCGAGTCTCAAGGACCCGTTCAACAGTAAGGACCACGTCCTAAATGGGCTTGCGCTTTTAGCAGCCGCGTTTAGATAACCTTAATCGTTTTATAAACCGAGGTAAGGCATATCTATGCCCAGTATCACCGCGCTCACCATCGCTGATGGTGCAACCACTCCTGTCAACCACACCTTCGCTGCCGCTTCTTGCGACAACGGAAAGGCTACCTTCTTCGACAAAGTCGGCGGCGTGCCGGCGGGTTATTCCCGTCTGGATCACGAAATTCGCTTGGCTAAGTCGGATAAGGGCGCTCACGCCGTCACGGTCGGGATTAATGTTCCGATCATGGCTACTGTGAACGGTGTGGTTACTCGAGTCCGAAACAGCTCTGCTCAGGTTCGCCTGAACTTTGCCCAAGACTCGACGGATCAGGAGCGTAAGGACTTGGTGGCTTATGTCATCAATGCCCTGAGCAACAGTACCGTGAAGCCCACGCTGTACAACATCGAACCGTTCTTCGGTTAATCACCGAGGTTCGAAGGAGTACGACGATGCCCACGGCATCTCTTGCTAAATCGCTCTCTAAGACCCCTTTGGGGCTTATCGCTATGAGGATCTTCCTATGGCTGGTTTCCGTCGCCGCCCTTCTGGGGCTGCTCTCGTTGCTTGTGCTCCGCCCCTCGCTCGTATCCACGAGCGAATCTTC